CGGGTTGGCTGTCGGACTCCGGTTGCAGCTCGTACTTCGTAGCGAACGGGCACCAGGCCATGACGCCTCCTCTCAGACGATGGTGGTGACGGACTCGGTTCGCTGCGTGATGGTCCCCGTCAGGCCAGGCACCGTCAGCATGAAAGCCTTCATCGCGTTGATGACGTCCATCTCTGGTACGACCTGCTCGTCTTGGTTGATCGCGTCGATGTGCACGGACAGGATCTGGCTGCCGCCCGTCGTCCGGCCGATGATCAGATACGAAGCCATGGGTTCTCCTCAAGCAAGCCGCTGGAACCGCAGCCAGCTGTCTGTGTATGTGCTGGTAGCCGTCGCGCTGGACACGGCCTGCGCCCAGTCGATGGAGATCGTTCCCGGCGTCGAGCTCATACGGACGGTGCCGTAGAACGTCATCCCCATAGGGGTCCCGCCGACGCCGAGCGTGCCGTAGGTGCGCGCGCTGTTCACGTCCAGGCTCTCCGTGCGGACCATGTAGCCGCGCGGGTCGCCGACGTTGCTCTGCAGGGCGGGGACTGCGGTCGCCCCGATGACGTTGTTGCCTGCACCCCACGACGTCATATCGCCCAGCGCGCCGCTCGGCACCGTGAGCTGCAAACTGATGTCGCCGCTGACGTCGCCGTCGAACTTCAGCCAGCCGTCAAAAACGTAGACGGCGTTCGCGAGTCCATCGAAAGCAAGGTGCGGGTCTGCGGTTCGCGACGTTACAGCTGAACGGTTGGTGTCTGCGGTCTTGCGGACGACCTGCGGAATCATCGACCGCAGAAGGGAGCCGGTGATGCGCTGCCCGCCTGCCAGCGACGGATACGACTCGGCGGCCATGCTGCCTCCTTACAGGGCGATGTACGTGGGGTTGGCGAGGCGGATGTCCGCTCCCGCGGCCTGGGCTTTCGAGACGCCGTTGATGGAGCGGGTCACCGTCAGCGTCTGCGGGTTGACAACCCGGTAGTTGTCGTACTGGATTGCCACCGTCGCGAGATTGGTGTTGCCGGTGACGCGGATCGACCGGGTGCCGAACGAGTACGGGGCGCTGATTCCGGAGTCGACACCCGAGATGTGCCACGCCGGATCCTCGACGGGGTCGGACGCCGGATACGCCTTGGCTTGCAGGCGGCTGCCGATGCCCTGGAAGCGGACCCTGATGAATGTGCCGGCGACGTGGGTGACGCCCGGCAGGGTGTACGTGCCGAGGTCGAGGCTCGCGTCCGCAAGCAGGCGGCGCAACACCAAGATGATCGTGTTGGCCGTCGTGAACTCCAGGCGGGCCATGTACATGTTCCCGGAGTCCAGCATGCGTGCGGTGATCGCCCCGTATAGGGAATCGCCGGTGGCCAGCGCGCTGGTGGTCATGTCGCAGTACATGTCGAAGTCCGCGCCCACGGCGGTGATGGCGGTGCGGCGGGAGACGTCAACCGTCGACAGCGTCTGCACGCCCACGCTGCCGTTGACGGCGTAGTCCGACGCTGCGCCGCCACCCACCGTCGACCACACGGAGCCGGCGTCCGGTGTGCCCCAGCTATTCGAGACGCTGCGCGTGAACGTGTCGCTCAACCAGCTCGTCACGGCCGTGACGCGCATCGTCTCCCCGCTGACCCGCACATCGAACGGCCAGTCTGACGAGTCCGTCGTCCACAGCATCGACTGGCCGGCCGACGGCACAACCGTCAACGCCGTGTCCGACGACGACACCGCCACCAGAAGCTCCGACGGATCGATGTCGATCCGCGACTCCGCGCCATCGATGTAGCCGACGTTGCTGTACGGAGACGCCGGCTGGCAGGTGAACGTCAGCCGGTGCTCAAAGTGCGTGATCGACTCGTCCAGGCCGAGGATCAGCTGATCGATGGTGTCCGGTCCCACCCACAGCGGCGGGTCCGTGACCTGCAAGCGGTCGCCGAGACGTAGGGCGAGGATCGCGCGCCGCATATCAGGGGTGATCGACGGATGGGAGAGGTTCACGCTGATCTGCGGGAACCGGTCCTCGTCCACCGTGCCCAAGTGCACGCGCCACGCCGCCTGGTCCCGCAGCGTGCCCGCATCCGTCGTCGCCAGGTTCAGACCCAGCGCGCTCTCCGAGTTCGCCCCGTACACGCCCACCCCGGCCGGCGGCGGCGCCGTCGACAGGGGCCCGGATGCTTCCTCGTAAGTGGCGGTCACACCGTTCACGGAGACGACGACCCTGTTGGCGAGGTAACGGTCGTCCTCCACCGGCGCGGGAATGTCGGCCAGGTTGTAGGCGGTGTAGTCGAGGATGAGAGCCGGGTCCTGGTTGTACAGGCTCGCGCGGGTGCGGTAGCCGAGGCCGAGGACGGCCCGGTTCTCGTACAGCAGCCCGCCGTCAGCGAGGACAGCCTCTTGGATCACATTGAGAGGGTTCTGCTTGCCCTGCGCGCCCATCGCCGCGGTGTCATCGAGGTCGCCTACCCAGTCGAACGGGATGCCGTTCTCGGAACACAGCCGCTGAATGCGGCGGCCCGCCGTCTCCCCGATCGGGTTGAGGCGCACCCCGAGTGCGGTCGTCGCGCTGATGGCGTTCTCTACCGTGGCGTGCCCGACTGCCACGCCTGGCAGGTACTGGGTGCCGATCGGACCCACGGCGCTGCGGGACGCCGGACCGAACTGAAGGCCGGTCACGCGGGAGAGGGCGGTCGCGGCGGCGGTGTCGGTCACGGAGTAGACGGTGCTGGTGCGGACGTCGGTGAGGCGGAGCGCGCGGGTGATGCTGGCGCCGGACTCCTGGAACTCCACCGATACGTACAGCTGGCGGCCGCGGACGTCGAGGGTGTGGACGAGCTCGATGCCGAGGAGGCTGCCGTCGCTCGCGCACTGCCGCAGCCACAGGGTGTTACCGGTGGTCGTGTAGAAGAGCTCCCAGAACTGGGCGGACCGAGCCGAGTAGTCGAGTTGGTCGATCGCGCAGATGACTTTGCCGTCGGACAGGCCCGTGACCGGGATGTTCACCAAGAAGCGGACCTGTGTGGCCGTCGGGTCGTCGTACTTGGCGACGCCGCCCGCGAGGATCGCCGTCGTCAGAGTCGGCAGCGGATCCGAGGCGGCGAACCCGTCATAGTCGGCGAGAGCCGGCGTACCCAGCCACGTCATGGGCGAGCCAGTCACCAGCGCTGACGCCAGCTGAATCGATCCGGTCGGGTCCTCGCACGGCCAGTACGCCACCACAGACGTGCCGATCGGGTCAGTGATCGCGTCGTAGATCACCGACCGCTCCGGCGCCGGCCCTTGTGTGAGGCGCTGAAGGATGCCGTCGGCGTTGACGTCGACCCACACGTCTGCGCCCGTCGGGTCCCACTGCTTGGGCCACTTGGAGATTTCGGCCTGCTGCCTGTACGACTTGCCGCCGAGGCCGTCCGGCACGCTGATCCTCACCGGGGTGTTGCGGCCGATGAGCCCGTAGTAGGGGCCGGTCGGGTTACGTCGGGTGAATCGGCCGTCCTGGTTCTTCAGCGGCAGGGTTGAGCGGGCCTGCTCCGTCTGCGAGCCCTCGTCCCGGATGCCGTAGGTGATGCCGATACGGCCCTGATCATCACGCACCATCACGTAGTCGGTGATGTCGACCCAGGTCCCGGAGACAAGCATCTCGATCTGTACGGGCTCACCGTTCGAGGCTTCTCCGGACGCGCTGAACGGACTGGCCACCGCACCCATGCGGCGCTGCCAGCCCATCACCCGCGCAGCGAGACCTCCAGGCATCGGCTACTCGTCCCAGGTGATCTTGCAGCGGAGGTCGACCGCCGTCGTCGGCGTCGTCGCGCGCACCCGCAGAAACTTCGAGACAGCAATGATCGGCCGCTCGTCCGGCATGAACTGGTACGTGTACGTCAGCGGCGACTCACCCGTCACCGAACTGAGAGACACCACGTCAAACACCCGCGATGCTGTGGTGGTCCCCTCGGCCGAGGCCGTGTAGCCCGTGAGAGCCGTGCCGCCGACACACAGCGACGCCGGCGCGTTCGGGTCGAGCGGCTGAATGCCAGCGGCCACATGAGCGGTCACCGTGGCGGCCACGTCGGTCTGGATGAGCTCGATGACCGCGTCAGCGCCCGGCGGGTCATCGATGGAGAACGACCAGCCGATGAGCTGGATCTGCCGCGTGGACGGCGTCGCCACCTGCAGCATGGTCTTGATGGCCGTGCCCGTCGTCACCGCCTGCTGGGCGGCCGTGGTCGGCATCGGACCGTTCCACGTCGTATACCTGTGCATCTCTCTCCCTACGCCCGGCGCCCGGTCAGGACGACCTGCGCGTTACCGCCACGCGAGTTGATCGCGCTGCGAAGCTCAGACAGCAAAAACTCCTCATAGCGGGAGCTGCTGGAAGCACGAAGTTCCAGGACCACCCGGACCTCCTGGCCACCGCCCGAAGCGGCAGCCTTCCTGCGGGAGTCCGGCCCGGACCACACCCGCGACCCCACCGGCAGGTCCAGCAGCTCCGGCTCGTGCTCGCCCACCCACGTCAGCCCGCCCCGCACACCACCCGACGCCGCAGCCCCGACGATTCCGCCGGCCGCCCTCTTGCCGACCGCCTTGCCCACCGTGGAGTCGAGCGACTTCGCGAGCTTCAACATGGCCGCTTCGAGCTTGTCCTGGCTCTTCTGCAGCTTCGTGACGGAAGCCGTCTGCGCCTTGATCGCAGCCCCAAACACGGCCGTTGACGTCGTCTGTCCCGCCGTCTTCGCCGCGCCGGAGATCTGCGACTGCAAGTTATTGAGAGAGCCGATCTCCGACGAGGAAGCGCCCAGCAGCGCGCCTGCGGTGTCGAGGCCGCCGCCGTTGATACCCGCCTCCGCGATCTGCTGAAGCAAGTCCGAACGGACGCCCTTCG